ATTAAAAACAAAGTTTTTTAACAAAAACCTTTTTTATTTGGCAGATAGTCTATATATTTACATCATAATTAAACACAAAAAAAATTATGGAACTCAAAAAACTTTTCACAGAAACTTTTGTTGATTATTACAAATCTAATAAAACAAAAGAAACTCACATATATTTATCAACTGCTCACGAAGTAATAGATGATACTATTAAAAGAATAGATGAACAGAGAATAGAAAATATATCTGAAGATAATTTAGATATAGCTTATGGTTTAGAAATTGCTAGACGAGAAATTTATTTTATGAAAAATGAAATATTAGCAAAACAACTTAAAAAAATAAGCAAATGAAAAAAGATACTAAAATTACTATAGTTTTAGGCTTAGTATTAGCTACTCTTATAATAACATTAGATATAATTGGAATAATAACTTTAACTTACTAAAAATGTCAGAAACACAAAAAGAAACATTAAAAAGATTATTTATAGAAAACAATCTACAAAAAGAAGATGTCTTCAAACATCAACACTACACGATTATCAAACGTAGTGGTATTGAAAAAATACAAGCTAACCTTAATATACAAATACAATACAATGTAATTGTATGCAAAGAAAACTTTGCAGTTATTCAAGCTATGGCTCGAATAAATGATGATGAACCTATGCAAACTTTTGGATCTGCATTAAAAGGTGATTTTAAAACAGGAAATTGCAATACTTGGTATGTTATGGAAATGGCAGAAAAAAGAGCTTTAAGTAGAGCAGTATTAAAATTAGCAGGATTTTATGCACTAGGAGTATTTGCAGAAGATGAAGCAGAAGAATTCAAACAAAAATAATGGATTGGATAGATGACTTTTTAGACAACAAGTGCAATCTAATACAAATTTCAATTATTGAAAATTTATTAAATACTTCTTCTGTTGCATATAAATATGATAATTTAGAATTTGAACATTTAGATTTTGATGAAGCTAATTCAATAATAGAAGATTTAAAAGAAAACGATAACCCAAAAGACTGCAGAGAGCAGTGGAAAAGACACACAAAATGAAAGAAACTATAAAAGAAGAATTATTAGAACACATTTATGATCACCCAAAAGATAATAGAAATCATTTTAATATGTTTAATGAAGATTATTATATAATTGGTTACTATCAATGTAGAGAATGGTTAAAAAAACATGATTTAGATGTTTTTGAAGCTATTAGATTATGTAATGAATTTGAAGAAGACCATTATGGAGAAATACAAACGAAATTTGACAATGAGGAAATACTTGTCAATAATCTTGTCTATTGGTACGGATTAGATTTATGTTACGAACTTGACTTACCATCAGAATAATTAAAATAATATTATGGAAATTAAAGGAACTATAACTAGAATTTACGATATACAAAAAGGTGTATCAAAAAATGGAAAAGAATGGATGAAAAGAGATTTTGTCATAGATAATGGAGAAAAATATAATAGTACATTATGTTTGACATTATTTGGTGATGAAAAAGTTGAACAACTTACACAATCATCAGGAGATGAGGTTGTTGTACAATTTAATTTATCAAGCAGAGAATATAATGATAAATGGTACACACAAGCTCAAGCTTGGAAAATAGAAAGTAAAACAACTGAACAAGAGAAAGATAATTTTATATCTTCTCTAAATGAAGATGTTCCATTTTAAAATGATACATGATAAAAAATACGTAAGTAATTGTTGCAAGTATGATTACTCAAAAAGAGTTTTTGATACACTTGGTAAATATTATTGGTATTGTCTAAAGTGTAAAAAATTCTGCGGACTTAAAAAGAAACGTAAAACTAAAAAGAAAGAATATGAATTATGATCAATGGAAGTTAATGAGCGATAGAGATGGAAAAGACGAAGAAGAAGACTTATCAATAGAAGATAAATTTGATAATTGGATGTATGAAAATGATAATGATTTACCAGATGAAGTGATAAATTATATTGAAGATTTACAACATAAATTAACTATACAAGACTTAAAAAAATGGTAACTAAAGAAATTAGAAAAATAAAATATATTATTGAAGACGAAGCAAATTTAGAAGCAGGTATATTAGATACTAAAAATAGATCTAGAGATTTAGTTTTAGCAAGAATGGTATTTAGTAACTTTTTAATGGTTGAAGTAGGTTTAAAAGAAGCTCAGATTTCTTATTATTTAAATAGAGATAGGTCTAGCTTTTATTATTATAACAAAAGACACTTTGAATATATTAATGATCCTCGTATATATCCTGAATATAATGATTTATATACTAGAATTTATAATAGATATAATTTATTAGAAGATAAATTATTTAATAATGAAGATAAATTAACTAAAATGTTATATTTAAGCGAAATTGAAAACAATATAACAGAATTAGAAAGGAAAAAAATTGTACTTCATAATGAAATTAATATGTTAGATGAAAGGTTGGATTAAATTACATAGAAAATTACTCGAAAATAGTTTATTTGCAGATGCTGAATTATTAAAAGTATTTATATGGTGTATTTTAAAAGCAAATTCTAGCAAGTCTAGTAAAAATGTATATAATGCAGAATTAAAGACAGGTGAGTTTGTTACTGGTAGATTTAGTGCATCAGAAGAATTATATATGAAACCATCTTCAGTTCATAACAGATTAAAAAAGCTGCAAAGAATGAACTATATAAAAAAAATTAGTACTAATAAATATACTATAATTTCAGTAATTAATTTTAGCAAGTATCAAATAGATAGCAATAATGCTCCTAAAACACCACTAGGAGAACGTTTAAAGAACTTTATTGAAGAAGTTAAGGTATATGCTAATAAATATGATGAAAGTGTCTTAGAGGGCTTTATTTCATATTGGACAGAAACAAACAAATCAAAAACTAAAATGAGGTTTGAATTACAGCAGACTTGGAATACTAATTTACGTATATTGAATTGGTTTAAAAGATCAAAGCCTATAAAAGAAAATAAAGTAAAGCAAAGTATAAATACTTGGCAAGAAGCTAGAAATATGATAAACAATGGATAAAACAAAACAAATATGGTATAGGTTTTCAAATGATAAAAAGCAGTTAAATTTAGATTGTGTTGATTTGTTAAGTAAATGCTATATGATGTTAGGACAAAGACCAGAAACGGAACAAGTTGTGATCATGGCTAAATTTTTAGTAGATGATTTGTCTAAATTATATGGTTCAATGGATCTTGATGAGGTTCAATTTGCTTTTGAAAAAGGCATAAGAAACTCAGAACATGGAGGTTTTGTTAATGTACGAAATTGGAATATATGGTTAAAAGAACATAAACAGAAAGCTAATTTACAAAGACAACAAAATTTGATAACAGATTATCAAAAAAATGAGGAAACTCAAAAATTAATTAATAATAACTTTAAAAAATTAAATTATGAAATTGACACAAAAAGAAAAAATATTAAGACATCTAAGTAGTATAGGTTCTATAACACCATTAGATGCTATGAATGATTATGCTATAATGAGATTGACATCTAGAATATGTGAATTAAAAGATGAAGGACATAATATTAAATCTGAGCTTATATCTTCACAAAATAAATTTGGTGAAAAAGTTAGTTTTTCTAAATATACTTTAATTAAATAAATATGAAAATAATTTTTTTGATATTTTTAATATTAATAATAGCTTATTTAGGACTTACATTATATTTTGAATGGCGATTAGAAAAACAGGAAAAAGAATGGCTAAAAAGGCAAAAACACACGCAAAACTTAAAAAAGACTTAGACAAAGTTTTCAGTCAGTATATACGCTGGTATTATGCTGATCATAGTGGAATGGTAGAGTGTTATACTTGTGGTTGCATGAAGCACGTAAAAGAAATACAGGCAGGTCACTTCCAAAGCAGGAAACATACAGCAACGAGATGGCATGAAAACAATGTTAAGCCGCAGTGTCCAAAATGTAACTTATTTTCACAGGGCGAGCAGTATTTGTTTGGCGTAAAGCTTGAGGCAGAAATTGGTAGCGTAATGTTTGAAGAAATTTTAAAATTATCTAATACTACTCAAAAATATAGCAAATCTGATTTAATATATTTGATAGAATATTATAAGAAAAAACTATCAATGCTATTAGATTAATATTATAATGTTAATAAGTTTTTTAAAACCTACTTGTATAAGTGGGTTTTTTTATTACTATTGTTCATGCTTACTAATAAGATGTGTGTAGATCTAAAAAAAATAGCAGCAAATTTTATACCTGCAAAAGATTTAGATGATTTAACACAAGTAGTATTTGAGCAGCTACTAAAGATGGACAAAGCTAAGTTAAGCGGACTTATCAGCACTGGAAATATTTACAAATATTTTAATAGAATGTGTAAGTTAAATTACTATTCAAAAAATAGCAAATATTATTATACATATAATAAAATTAATGAAAAAGTAAGTTTTTATGCTAATACTTCTTTGACTAGCGATCACAAATCACAAAACAATAACAATATATATATTAATAAAAATGAAGATTTGATAAATAGTATATTGAATGAGTTACATTGGTATGATAGAGAGCTATTCAAATTATATGTTTTAGGTGATAAAGAAAATAGCAACTATTCTTATACCAACCTAGCAAAAAAAACAGGAATAAGCCGCATATCAATATACTACACTATAAGAAGTGTAAAAAAATATGTAAAAAAAAGATTGAATAAATTAAAAAATGATATATAGAGAATTAGCAAGCTACATGGAATATGATATACCCTACATAGAAGTATACAATGAAAATGGCATGCTAGAATATATACTAGACTTACCTAGTATGGAGTTAGAAGATGTTGATATAGAATTTAATGAAGATGGAACGCCTTACGGCATAATTAAATTATATAGGGATAATGAATAAAGCAAACTTGATGTTAAAAAGCTATAACTACTTAAAAGCTGTAAGTAAAAGAGTTTTAGGAGGTTTTGAAAATGTTGATACTTCAACTTATTATGATAGAGTACATACTTGTAGCAGGTGTGATAATTTAGATCATAAACACAAAGAATGTATGCTATGCGGTTGTCCTATAGAAACAAAAGCAGCATGGAAAACTGAAAAATGCCCAATAGATAAATGGTAACAGAAGAACAAAAACAGAAAGCTATAGAATTATATAATTTATGTAAAAATGGTAAGGCACCTAATCACGAGGTTAAAGCTGAACTAGTAAACTTATATAACGAAATACATAAAACTAAATATAAAACAAATAGTAATTGTGGAGCTTGTCTACAGACTATATATACTGGAATAAAACATATAGCAAATAAATGAAGACGCCTGAATATTATAAAGGAAAACACTACAAAATAGAAGCACACGAAGTAATAGAAGACTTTGCAGGAGATAATTATAATATAGGTGTATGTTTAGCTTATCTTATGAGAGCAGGTAAGAAAAAAAATAATGATATAACACAAGATATACAAAAATGTATAGATCATCTTAATTTTGAATTGAAAAGACAAGAACATTTGCAAAAAAATGTAGATACAGAAATGATTGAAAAATTTAATAAATTATATCCTAATGGAACGAGTACATATTAAAACAATACAAAACAATCCTACTAATCCAAGGCTTGTAAACAAAGCTAAATTTGAAAAGCTTAAAAAGTCTATACAAGAATTTCCAGAAATGCTTGAGCTAAGACCAATAGTAGTAGATAATGAGGGTTATATATTAGGCGATAACATGAGATATAAGGCATTAGTTGAATTAGGACATACAGAAGTTAATATAATAAAAGCTGATAATCTTACTGAAGAACAAAAGCAAGAATTTATAATAAAAGACAATATAGGTTTTGGTGATTGGGATTGGGATATTTTAGCTAATGAATGGAATACTGTTGAATTAGAAGATTGGGGATTAGATGTGTGGCAAAATGAAGATGATGTAAAACAAAATTTGAATGATATTTCAGATAAAATAAATGACACATACAAAATAGAAATTGAATTAAATAGTGAAAGAGAATTAGAAACATTATATGAAAAATTAACTAAAGATGGATATAAATGCCGAATTTTAACATTTTAAGAGAAAGCAAGCCAGATAAAACATTTAGAGTTGCTTCAGTTATAGGTAAATTTGATTTACAAACAGAACATATCAAAGAAGAATTTATAGGTAATATAGATATAGATGATTATTGGCAAGTAGGTATTATAGTAGGTGCAAGTGGTACAGGTAAAACAACTATAGCAAAAGAATTATTTCCTGATGCTTATATAACAGATTTTGAATATAAGAATAAATCTATTTTAGATGATATGCCTGAACATTGTTCTGTGGATGATATAACTAGAATGTTCAATAGTGTTGGATTTTCATCACCACCAAGTTGGTTAAAGCCATATTCAGTTTTATCTAATGGACAAAAAATGAGAGTAGATTTAGCACACTCTTTATTAAAAGATGATGAATTAATTGTATTTGATGAATTTACTAGTGTAGTTGATAGAAATGTGGCGCAAATAGGTAGTTATGCAGTACAAAAAGCTATAAGGAAAACTAAAAAAAAGTTTATAGCAGTTGCCTGTCATAATGATATAATAGATTGGCTTTTGCCTGATTGGGTGTTTAATACAGATAGCATGACCTTTCAA